TAGGCATTGGTATTGGTGTGCTTCTGTATGTGATTCACATTCTTCGCAAGATGATTGAGTCGCAGAGGGAGGCAATGCGTATGCTGATGCAGACACTGAGTGGAGTGGCTGATAAGAAGATCACCCTTGTGCGAGACCGAGAGGGTGACATCCATGTTCGTAACCAGGAGAAAGCAAATGGCAATTCATAAGGCATCAAACATTGAGAAGGCAAGGGCGCAGATCGTGCTCTACCATCCGTTCGTGGCGTCAATACTGTTGCGCCGTCCGTTCATCGAGACCCGAGACATCCCGACATTGGCAGTCGATGGCAAGGCGCGTATCTACTTCAACCCTGACTTTGTTGCCAAGCTGACTGTTCCGCAGTTGATATGGGGCTTGTGTCATGAGGTATTCCATGTGGTCGGTCAGCACTCTATTCGTAAGGGTAATCGCAACCCCAAGAAGTGGAACTATGCAGGTGACGCATGGATTAACGACACACTCGATGAAGCCAAGATGGGTGAGCGTATCCCCAAGTGTGTGGACATGCCAGGGTCTAAGGACGACACAGTCGAGAACATCTACGCCAACTTGCCAGACAATGGCAGTGGTGATGATGACGGTGATGAGGATGGGTTGGGTGACGACATCCACTACACCGATGGTGTCGGAGACTCAGGCAAGCCCATGACCCCTGATGAAGTGCGTGAGATCGAGGGCACGATCAAGGTAGAGATTGCCGAGGCAGCACAAGCAGCGAAGATGCAGGGCAAGCTGTCAGGTAGGTTGGCAGCTATGGTGGCAGACATCTTGGACGTGAAGACCCCGTGGTTTGAGATTCTGGAGAAGCACATGGTCAGCCGTGTCAATCAGGGTCAGACATGGCGGCGTAAGAACCGCAGGTTCGAGGTCTATCTGCCCAGCGTAGACAAGCTGCCACAGATGGGGGAACTTGTGGTGCAAGTCGATGTATCTGGATCAATTTCCAAGCAAGAGTTGGCGCACTACAACGGTCACCTATCACGCATCATCGACCAGTGCCGTCCCGAGAAAGTCCACGTTCTGTACACCGACACCGAGGTCAAGAAGCATGTCGAGTTTGAGTGCGGCGAGGAAATGCAGCTGGAGTTCTACTCAGGCGGTGGCACTCATATGCCAGCAGGGTTCGACTACTGTGCCGAGCAGGGTATCGAGCCGGATGTGTTCGTGTGCTTGACCGATGGCTACACAGACTTTGGCGATAACCCCGGCTACCCAGTCGTGTGGTGTATCAGTTCCGATGTCGAGGCTACCCACGGCGAGAACATCCACTTTGACATGGAAGAATAACCAACAACTTACTCACTGAAAGGAACGACATGAGACTCAAGAAAGCCCTAACCTATGCTGACTATGTGGCCCTGTTTGCACGGCGAAAGAAAGGCAGCGATGTAAAGCCAATCTTCCGCGACTGCCATATACGGTTCGAGAACGACATCTTCACGGTAGTAGAGACAAGACGGTGGTGGGAAGACCAAAGCGTAGTGCCACAGGTAATGTGGTCGATTGACCCGTTCAACATCGTGACGCTGTACGCTGAACCCAGAGACATAACAACACGCAATCGACTTACCCGCGCCATTGGAAGGTGGGTGTTCTCTGACCAAGCAAAGCACAAGACCAAAGAGTCAGCGGTGCGTATCCACAAAACCAAAGCATATAAGGACGGCACTATCCCCTACCACATGGGGTTACAAGTCCAGCTGGCCCCTGATGGTGAGATTGAGTCGTTCATCAACCCACGCAAAGATGTCAAGATACTGGTCAAGAAAGATGCAATTAAGACAGTGTCCACATCTACGGCTAGGTTACGCAAGTTGACGATCACGATGGCAAAGATGGGGGTGTTTGATGAAGCAGTATCAATGCGACTTGGCGGCTCGTACTATTTCAGGTCGATTGACGTAAAACACATAAGCGATATCAACTACCAAGACCCCTTGGGAGAAGACGCTGAAGCTGTGTTCTACCGTGGTATGGATAGTGCAATCATCCCCTCACAAACTGGGTTTGTAGACGGGTCTTGGTCAAGGATTCCGCTTGAAGAGCGGCGGCAAACATACCACCGAAACATCATCGAGAGCGGCATGAAGGCGTTGCGCAAACACATCTACGAACAAACCAATTCATATGAAAGGGTGGAAGTATGAGCGAGTTGTATTACCCCAAAGACCTGATTGACAAGTACCGCGATGTACTTGTGGGTCATGGCGACTGGTATGAAAGTGTGTACGAACATTTCAAAGAGATGATGTCCGTCATAGGAATACGAGTTGACAAGGTTTACTTCAGCGGGTTCTGGAGCCAAGGTGACGGTGCTTGTTTTGATGGGAGGGTTGAGGATTGGGGTAAATACCTATTGCATCTTGGTTATGACAATCTAATATTGCACCAAGCAGCAGAAGACAGTTGGTCTTTTTCGTGGGCCCATAGTAGTGGGCGCTATTACCATGAGCAATGCGTGACCTACAACGATGAGATATGGAGACCTGCCAATCCATTTGATGAAGAGAAAGCACCCTTGCAGTACGACACATGGGCCAACACCCTGGGAGTATTTGATTTACTACAACTGACTGAAGAAATGAAGGAGAACTTACGTGGACACATGAGAAGCCTGTACCGAACTCTTGAGAAAGAGTACGACCACCTGACCAGCGATGAAACTGTGTCAGCTTGGATGCAAGACAACTACATTGAACTAACTGAATTGGAGATTTAAACATGGCATACGTATCAATTTCAAGCGACCTGCGCAGTGCAGTGCGTTCCAACATCCACGCAATGCGAGAGATGGAGCGAGAAGGTATCAAGAAACCTGCCTCTATTTGTGATCAGACAGTGTCTGGCACAGACCCAGCGATGGAACAACTGGTGTGGGGCATCCACTACCCCCTTAAAGCAATGATGCCCAAAGAGTGGTTGAAAGAGACCGAGTCCGTTAACTTGCGCACCAAGATCATATTTGCAAACGGGGCAAGCGTGAGGCCCAGCGTCCGAATTAACTTCAGCCCTCGCATGATAACGCCCCCAAATACAGACCGATATGGGCACGACATTGACCTGCCAGATAACCACCCTCTCGTGCCTGAGTTGGTGGCGTATCACACCGAGATGCGCAGTATTGACGAACGCTGGTCTGCTGTAGGTACACAAATCATGGACTTCTTGGGCGCTTGCAAGTCACTCAACGAAGCCCTCAAGCTGTGGCCTGATGTCCGCATCTATGTCCCCAAGCAGTTCCTTGAGCGTGTTGAGCGTAAGGTTGAACGCGCTGTCAACACAGGTGGTGCTGAAGCCATCAAGAAGGTAGACACAGATGCCGCCGTGTCCGCCGCCGCTATTGCCCGAATGATGGGCGCTATTGGGAGCCGCTGATGACTGAGTACCAACTCAACTGTTAAAAACTTTAAAGACTACTGGGTAGAAAAACATGTCAAACGAGAATACCAGAGGCAGTGGTTACGCTCCGTATCCCTCCTTGGAACGAAGTGGCGGCTTGCCGTCCCAACCCCTCGACTTACGGCTCCGAGAGATTGAGGGTCGCATGGCAAGGATTGAATCACGACTTGTGCAGTTGATGCTGCACTTTGGGCTTGACCCGCAGAGGAAACACTATGAATGAACAACCAAGCCTGAGACAAGTGGGTGGCGACCACTACAAGAAACTCAAGGTTCAACCCTGGGATGTGGTGGACACATGGCCTATCGAGCAACAAATTGGCTACTACCGTGGCGGTGCTTTGAAGTACATCATGCGCATGGGTCACAAGGATATATCTATCCAAGAGATCGGCAAAGGTATCCACTACCTTGAGAAGCTGACCGAGTGTTTGCACAGACAACAAGAGGAGAGCACATGAGTAACAACATCACTGGCAACAACGCCAAACAAGCCGCTGCCACTGCCACTGGCAGAATCATGATGGGGAGCGCAACTACTACCAACATGGGGATTAGCGGCAACAGCGGGGCTATAGATGCGGCAACGTACTCCTTCTGGGGTTCCGCCAAGGTAGTAAACAGAGTGGCTTGCTTTGAAGTCCAAGAAGCAGAGAACGGTTACATCTTGCGGTATGGGCACAAGGAGGGAGAAATTTTCCGATACAAGGTAGCCAAAGATGTAGAAGAAGTGCGCGACTTAGTCACATCAATTCTTGTTGAACGCAAACTGGGGATTTAAAAATGCCGGACATTCAAACTGAAATATTCACAAAGGTATTACCAAAAATGAAACTCAATGACTTAACATTTGATGATGACGTTGGAACCCAACAAACGGTCACAGTGGAGACATCAGACAAGTCTCTTAGCGTGATGCAACAGATATGGGAATTCGTCCACGTAAACCCAGGTCTGACCGCAAGTGAGATTTATAAACGGATGGATGGCCAAACTCATACTGGCATATCAACCAGACTTAACCAGCTGCTCAAAGTCAATAAGCTTATGCGCACAAAGAAAACTGACGAGTCATATCGTTGGTTCAGCATTGGCGACTCATATCCTCGCATGGATAAGTCGGCTTCCCTTGCACTGGCAGTCAAAGCCCGACAAGAAAAGCTAGCACGTAAAGCAAAAGCAAAAGCAAAGAGGGTTGCCAAAGCAGATGATACCCCACAGGTAAACGTACGTGTGCCGCCCAATGCGTGGGACATAGACGCAATGCTGGCCAGAATGTCCATCACCCAGGCACGGGGGATGTATGACGCACTGAAGAAAATCTTTGGGGCCTGACATGACTGAAACAGTTGTGACCGTGGTTCTGCTTGGCGCACTATGTGTGTCCGTAGCAGGGTTGGTGTTGTATGCGCTATCCGAAATTTGGTTTTGGATGGATGAACATGATCGGAGAGACAGATGACAGAAGAAGACGAAGCATTTGAGCAGTTGGCCTTGAAGCAGGGCCAGTGGGAACACACCAGCGGCTGGCGCAAGAAACAGATTTATGGAAATTTGCTTGTTGATGCAGGATGCGCTGAGCGTG